ATCTGGAGTCTGCATGAAACCAACGTATCGAATCATCGCGGACCGCAAGGACATTACCGCGCTGATCAATGACCGCCTTCTGCTGCTGCGGATCTCGGACAAGCCTGGCATGGAGTCGGACGAATTTGAGCTGCGCATTGACGACCGCGACCAGGCAGTGGCGCTGCCAGCGCGGGGAGGGGTGGTGGAGGTCCTGCTGGGTTACGAGGGCCAGCCACTTAAACGCATGGGCGCCTACACCGTGGACGAGGTGCAGTTATCCGGTCCACCTGATGAGCTGACCATTCGCGGCAAGGCCAGCGACATGCGTGGCAGCGGTAAGACCATCCGTAGCGGCAGTTGGGAGAATGTGCCGCTGTCCGAGATCGTCACTGAAATTGCCAAGCGCAATGGCTGGGAGGTGGTTTGCCCGGTCACGACGAAGGTCGAGCGGATCGATCAGCGCAACGAATCGGACTTCAACTTCGTCACGCGCCTGGCGCGGCACTACGACAGCACTGCCAAGGTTGCCCAAGGCAAGCTGCTGGTTATGCCCCGGCAGGGTGGGAAGAGCACTTCGGGCAAGTCACTGCAGGTCATCACCGTCAACAAGACGGACGTGTCCCGCTATCAGTTCCGGCTGAGCGACCGCAGCACGCAGAAGGCAGTGAAAACCCAGCACCAGGATCAGAAGACCGGTGCTTTGAAGGTGCTCCAGCTGGACAACGACGAATCGCCGGATGGCCTGCCCCCAGTTCACACCGACCGCCATATCTACCCCAACGAGACTGCTGCCAGACAGGCCGCCAAAGCGCGGCTGGCCGCGTTCAACCGCAGCACCGCCGGCGTCCGCCTGGAGATGGCGGGCCGGCACGACCTGTTTGCGGAGTGCTCGGTGAATGCCCTGGGCTTCAAGGTCGGGCTCGATGGCGAATACCTGGTGGAAAGCGTGGAGCAAGTGTTCACGGCCAGCGGGTGGACCACGACCGTGGAGTGCAACGGCGGCAAGAAGGGCAAGGCCAAGGCCTCGGGCAAGAAAAAGAAAGACGACAAGCCGCTCAAGGTTGAGCAGCTCTAATCCCTATGGCCGCATACGGCCATCACTGGAGAGACCAATGGCTATCTCAGTTCAACAGCTGCAACAGATCCTCCCCAACGCCGGCCGAAAAGCCGGCGTTTTTGTTCCCGGCCTCAACGCAACAATGGGCAAGTACTCGATCATCACCCCTCGGCGTATGGCTGCGTTCCTCGCACAAGTCGGACATGAGTCTGGGCAGCTGCAGTATGTGCGCGAGCTCGGTAACGATGCTTATCTGGCCAAGTACGACACCGGGCGCCTGGCGGAACGCCTCGGCAACACCCCGGCGGCTGACGGTGATGGTCAGCGGTACCGTGGTCGTGGGCTTATTCAGGTCACTGGCCGCGACAACTACGAGGCGTGCAGCGAAGCGTTGTTCGGTGACAGCCGCTTGCTCAGCACCCCTGACCTGCTTGAGCAGCCCGTCTATGCGTCGCTGTCGGCCGGCTGGTACTGGCAGCGGTTAGGACTCAATAGCCTCGCGGACAAGGTGCTGCGGGCCGATGACTCGGTGTTCGAGCTGATCACCCGCCGTATCAATGGTGGCCTGAATGGGTTGAAAGATCGCCAGGCGCTCTACAAGCGTGCACTTGAGGTGCTGCAGTGATGCCGATTAATTGGCGTATCGCGCTTCTGGCCGCTGCGGTCGGGCTCTATGCCGGCGGGCGTGGGGCCTGGGTCTGGCAGGCCAGCGAGTACGGAAAGCAGCTGGCTGAGCAGGCCGCAGGTTATGTCCAGCTGCTCGCGGATAAGGATCGGGCTCACGGTCGTGAGCGTGACGAAGCTGCAGCTGCAGCGCTGGAGCAGTTGGCTGAACAGAATAGTCAGCGCAAAGACCTGGAGAATCGCCTGCAGGAGCAGGGCAAAACACATTGGAAGGAGATGAACGATGCACAACAGATTCAAGCTCGCCTGCGTGACAGGCTGGCTACTGCTGATTTGCGGCTGTCAGTCCTTGTCGACGCCGGTACCTTTGCCGCCCCGGGTTGTGACGGTGGGATGCGAGAAGCCGCCGGCACCGGAGGCGTGGTTCATGCAACCGTTCGCGCCCGACTTGACACAGCGCATGCTCAACGAATTATCGGCATCACCGACGACGGTGACCGAGGACTGATCGCACTGAAGGCCTGTCAGGCCTACGTCCGCGAAGTCACCAAGTAGTAAAGAGGCGAGCCGGGAGGATGCGTCAACATCCAGCCCGGCCCACCGAACCCGCAGACCCTTCCTGCAAGTCCAGCCGTGGCCTCTGCCTTGTGCACAAAGCGCGGTGAGCCTAACACCTGTTTATCCATACAGTAAAGACTTGCATACCTATGACCTCTCCTATTATTCCCTGGATGGGTGGCAAACGCCGCCTTGCCGACCGCTTGATCCCCCTCTTTCCCCCACATGAATGCTATGTCGAAGTCTTCGCAGGCGGTGCCGCGTTGTTCTTCATGCGTCCTCAGCCCGCCCCAGTGGAGGTGCTGAACGATCTCAATGGTGATCTGGTCACCCTCTACCGTGTTGTGCAGAACCACTTGGAAGAGTTCGTGCGCCAGTTCAAATGGGCGCTGAGCTCCCGGCAGATCTTCGAGTGGCAGAAGATGACGCGTCCTGAAACCTTGACCGACATCCAGCGTGCGGCGCGATTCTTCTACCTGCAGCAACATGCGTTCGGCGGTAAGGTCACTGGGCAGACATTCGGTACCGCGACTACTGGGCCGGCAATCAATTTGCTGCGCATCGAGGAGAACCTGTCCGCCGCATGGCAGCGCCTCGCTGGCACCTACGTCGAAAACCTGTCCTGGCTTGCCTGCGCCGAGCGCTACGATCGGGCGCATACGTTCTTCTATATGGACCCGCCTTACTGGCAGACTGCCGGCTATGGCGTAGATTTCCCGTTCGAGGAGTACGAGCGCATGGCTGACTTCATGCGCCGGTGCAGGGGCAGGGTGATGGTCAGCATTAACGACCACCCAGACATCCGTCGAGTGTTCAACGGTTTTCACTTCGAGTACCTAGACATCCGCTATAGCAACACGAACCAGCGGCACTGCAAGGCTGAGGTGACCAGTGAACTCGTGATCATGAATTGGCATCCAGCTGAGCTGGGTCAATTATTGCTGTAGGAAAAGGTGGCCAGCTCTCTTCGGAGCTGGCCTCCTTTTTCACTTGCAGCTGTAAAGCTATGTGTTTTGAAGGTCGATGGGGAAGTCCCTTCACTTCCTATACTAAGGAATCAGTTTATGCAATGCGTCCTGGGCTCCCGCAGCTGTCTTCCCCTGCAAAGAAGTGTGCTTGATCAGCTTGAAATCACAGGCTTTGACCGGAGCGAATGGATCGCTATTCAAGGTGATATGGTAATGCTCTAAACGTGAACCAAATTTTCCTAACGCTATGCCGGTCATGGAGGCGGCTCCAGCGGCAGCCAGGAAGGCCGCCGCTACTCCGAATGATAGGCCATATGTGGTGCAATCATCGATAAGGACTACATCTTTCCCTTTAATTGATTGCGCGTAGTTAGGATTTAAATGAAGGGTCGTTACTTGTGATGTGGGGTCGGTCCTGTCTCCGCCTTGTCCTTTGGATCGTTTCGGCGATGCAGCATGGCGAATGAATAATGGGTCGTTCCTATCTGCATAGTGAACTCGTGAAACAGTTGTTCGTAGGCGATGGGTGAAGTCGGTAAGTACTTCGTCGTTGTAGTGAGCAGGATTGGAGGAGGGGAATACGCCAAAAAACACACCCTTCTTCTCCCCTCCCCATTCTAGCAACAGAGATCTTGAAGTAATGGCTAATAGGGCGTTTAATCGGCCGCCACCTTGCTTAACAGTGTTCGTGACTTTTTGAGAGAAGCTTACTTGGTCAGCTCCTGCTCCGTAGCTGGATAAGTCGGCTAGTGCGCGAACTCCGTAATTTGGGCCAGTGCCACTGAACCACCAACTGCCAGGCCAGTTGTTGGTAAGGTCAAATACTTCTTTCAGTTCGATTGCGTTCGCGACTTGTATTCCTAAGCTTTTTGCTTTGGCATTATTTGACCAGCCGGCTGCTATTAAAATGGCTTGGCCATTTTTACCCATCATATAATCTTCGTCTGTGGCGGTAAGGCACAAGAAGTTTGAAGTGGGTATCTTATTTTCTTTGGCAAGATCTTTGATGAATTGGCCGCTTTGTCGCCCTTTGACCCGAACAAAAACTACTTTCGAAAGCTTAAAGGCTTGGTCAAACCAGTATGGCTTTGGTTTGTTGGAGACGATCGCGACGGGGTTGTTCTTGTTGGCAATTTCTTTGAGAGTGTCGACAATTGTTGCGTCTATATTGTTGGTTGTGTCTACAATAGAACTAGGTGAGGCTAGGAGTACCAACATCGATCAATCCTTTTCGTGTTGTGTGTCGTGCAATGCTCTGCAAAATATTTTTATTATCTTGGTAGGAATGCAAATCTTAATAAGTTAATGATGTTGGCTGGCATCTCAAATGACTCGGCGCCATATTTGGATTCGGAGAATGCGAGCTCGGGCCGAAGTTCGTAAGTTTTGGGTAGGTGGATATTTGCAATCTTCCGGTTGTACTTTTTCGCAAACCCGACGGTATGTGCTGTTCCACTTTTGATTTTCCACTCAACCGGTATCAAGGTGTCGCAAAGGGCAGCCTGGATGCGGTTTCTTCTTACGAAGTTTTCGGCGCTAGATTTTTGGTGGGGCAGATATTCAGTAATAATGCACCCTCCGTTATCTATTATTTTCTGTCTAACTTTTTCAGATCCCTTGGGATAGTCAAGGAAAACTCCGGTTCCGAGTACGGCGATGGTGGGGATGTCGTATCGAATTGATTCTAGATGAGCCGTCTGGTCGATGCCTGTAGCAAGCCCGCTAATAGTGGAAAGCTTAAAATCATTAAGGCCCGCGACAAGCATCTTGGTGAGCAGGACTCCATCATCGCTAGGCTCTCTGGTGCCCACTATGGCTATGGCATATTCGTAGAGACAACGGGGATTTCCCTGGATGAATAACCATTCGGGAGAGTCTTTAGTAGCTTTGAGTTTAAGTGGGAATCCATCCTCATTTTTAAAAATGAGTGTTGTGCCATTCTTTTTTAGCTGGTGTGCCAGTTCTATACCAAGGCTCCAAAGACTCTCTTGCGCTAGAGCGATATCAGAGTTTCCAGTTTTTCGCAAAAAGTCATCAGCAATTTTTTTCATGAGCTCTTCGTCAGGCTCTCGCAAGCATGAGTTGAAGCCTTTGCCGCTTAAGGCAATTTTATGCAGGTTCCAGAAACCAAGTCCCTCAATAGAGCTGAGAGCGAGAAAGGCAATTTTTTCTCTTCGCCAGTGTGCCAGCTCAGTTTGGGATTCCAAGGTAGTTTCCATAAAAGATTGGTCCTGATTTAGCCGGCGCTTAGCGGCCGACTTCCTTAGCTCAAAAGGAAGATAGCAGTTGGCAATGATAGGTTCTAGCTTGCTAGCGGGTGGAAGGGGAATCAAATCTGATTACAGTATGGAAGCTGGGTTTGTGGGCCTCAAAGCCGCCTTGGGTAGTGGGCTTTGGGTGGTTCATGCCGGATCAGGGATGAGAGGCATTTAAAGATCGGCTAAGACTGCGAATCGCAGGCCAGCTCGGCCAATCGCTGGCTTGCAAAGCAGTCGATAAGGATCTCTACGCGCTCGATGTCGGATCGAGGCAGCACTTGCCCCATGTCCAGGCCGAGGCAGACGCCCTGGGCAGTTGCCTGCGCAATCAGGCAATTGACAGGGGCTGTTAGCTTCTTCGATTGATGCGAGTACTAGGCGAAGCCGTCTTGGGATGCTTGGCGGTAGCATCAGGCCAGGTATCAGTTCTCCCTGTGGTAGGGGTAGCGCTGGGGCATGGCTGTCTACTCAAGCAAGGGATAGTCGCGGTGGTTGCGAGGGTCTTTCGTCGAGCCGCAACAATTCTCGCCCTTGAGTGGTGTGTGCCCGAAGAAGAGAAAGGAAAGGCGTGCAAGCCCTAGCACTCGTAGCTTGATCGCCTTTCCTGTTTCAACATCCCGGGGGTGCTAGTTTCAAACGCCCATTCGCTTCCTGATTACTGTCGCCAATCCTGTGAACTCTGCAGCGGCCTCTGTGATTTGAGCGTTGTAGCCAGAGTTTACATGTCCGCGCAAACTGCCGATTGGTAACCCGAATTCCTGAGCTTGCGGTGCGAGGCTATGGAAGTCCTTGATCGACGCCAATTTGCTGCTTGTAAATGGGGCGAGGGATGGGTCGATTGCGCGAAGGGATTCCACAACTCGGCTTTTCACTCGAGGGGCGATTTTGCCTTCCCAATAATCGTGTGGCTTAGTCGAGGTCCGGCCTGAAGAGACCTTATAGGCGGAAGTGGCGTAACCAAGGTAGATGGGATGCCCTTGAAGCAGTTGCTCACGATCCGATTTGTTGGCAAGACCCCGCACCGTTTCCCAGTCATTGATCCATCGGCTAACAGCTCTGCCGACAGTTGTAAGTGCTCTGAGCGAGAAAAGGTCGGCAGCGACTGGTGTGCAAAAGAAGTCGGAGTCGAGAAGCACAGCTCTGTTTAGCGGGCCAACGTTAGGGCCAATGTCATATATCACGATGTCAGCTTCGTAGCGCTCCCCCATTCCTCGGGCCGCCCTCGACAACGCGCACATCACATCATAGTCGCGGGACTTTCTGGCGAATGAGCCCGTCCAGGCAGCCGGAAGCTCTTCTTCGTAGTCAGCGAGCAATACGTCTCCAGGGCACAGGAAAAGACCCTTTTTGACTTCGATCGCATCGATTTGCTTGATTCCGCCTTTACCGTCAACGACTGGCTTAATGGCAGACCAGATAGTGCTCCCGGCATCCTCGTCGTCTGAATCACCCAACAGCTCATCAAGATCCTTCTCGGTTAGGTAGAAAGCAGTAAGGTTGCATTGAGGGTCAGCGTCGACCATCAGAACTCTCAAGCCTTGATCCGCCAGTGCTTCAGCGACGTTGATGGTAAGGGTTGTCTTTCCGACTCCACCTTTGTGATTAAAGAAAGTCAGCGTTCGCACGATGCAGCTCCCTGCAGTGATGATGTCGCGAGGCTATCACTAGTCATATGGAAGGTACATACGGGTTGAGAAACCCTTTATCTCGGATCTCACATTAAATGACCGTCGTGCACGGCATCTGAAACAATTTGGATGGTACGAAATTGGTACGCGCCTAGAGTAGCTTGCCTACGGGCCATGTAAATAAAGGCCTCAAGGATGAGTGGCCCCAATCCATCACATGCAGCTTGTCCACTGTAAAGCCTCGACGCAGGTGCGATGAGATGAGGTGGCTCTGCTGGGAAGGTCCGCTTCCGACCCAAAGCGGCCCTTCGGGATGGACGGCTAAGCAATGGCTGCAGTCAACGATTACCACCGCATCATCACAGGCGGGCACGGCACAAGCCGACATCCAACAGACCTATTGCATTCTAGATGCGTGACATTTTCAGAATCCTGTCTTTACTATCAAAGATTGAAGGAGAGAACGAGACCGCAACATAGAGACTAGGAGTTTGTCGGTGTATAAGTCGCTAATAGAGGGATCTGATGAATCCAATTACAGTCCATCTGGCATGGGGGGCTGTTCACTGACCCCAACCGCTTTGGACATATTGCCCAAGAATGAACTGGTCCTTGAAGTCATAAATTGTATTAACGAACTGCTACCAGTAAGTCGCTGCACTTTGATCATCGTTGCAGATCGCTTAAATATTAATCCCAGGACGCTTCAGAGACGCTTGGCAAAATGCGGGGTTGATTTTGAAGAGTGCGTAGTCGTTATTAGGCATTTCTGGGCAAAGCTATTGCTTAGTGAGTCAGAATTGACAGTTGATGAAATCGCCAAAGAGTTGGGCTATCGCCGGACTACCTCATTTTGCCGTGCCCACAAAACCTGGTTTGGGCTCCCCCCTCTTGAACACCGCTATCGTTTACAAAACTGAATATACCCTTGGGCCGATAGAGGCCAATCGCGACTCCCCGCTTTCCCACAAAAGCGGGCTTTCAAACTTGGCCCGAAAATCACTCTCGCACCATCTTGCAGTCCTCAGGCACCTTCCGCAGATTTAGCAGATTTTGGCGGCAGCGGGCCAATAAACATCACTTTCAGTCGATCACGACCAATTACGCGTGCCAGTTCTGCTATGACGCAGTACATGAAAATTAGGGTCATGAGCAGGATCTGAATGGCCCAGAAGCGCGGCCAATTCATCGAGGACCACAGCAGAGAATTCGCATCCATGAAGCCATGAGTCTCCTTCCAGTAGTCGTAAAGCCGCTCCAAATAATGCACCACAAGCGCGACCAAGGCATACATGAGGGTCTTCCAACTGACATTCCATATCAGCGGCTTATCAGGAAAACGGTTGATAAAGGGCAACATGTCTGCCACCAGAACAGACTTTCCAAGCACCAAGGATGCAATTAGCACGGATGCTGAAACGGGAAGGTCCACGCCTGACCCCTTGATCATGAGTGCGCGGATCAGGGCCACGATGTGCAGAATGATGAAGAAGAATATGGTCGGGGGAAGCGCCTTCATGAATTCATGTTTGATCTTCAGCAGTAAGGTTTTCATTGTCGCTCCTTCAGAAAGTAGAACGTTTCGGCAGACTGTGGATATCACTCAATGGGGAAATAGTAACGTCACCGCTGCGCGGAACCCCCAGCCTTGAGGTCCATCTCCTGATCTATCCAGCCAATACCTCGGGCCTGCCTGGATTGTCAGGGGCTGACCATTGAGTTTCAGCAGTTGGGTGACGGTCAGATTGATGGGTACGGACCACTCGCGTGCTTGCCAATCATAGGTTGATTCGGAGTTGATACCGTACGTGGTGTGCGTCTGGGTGGTATAGGACAGAAAAGGTTGCAGGAAGGTCTGGTTGATCTTTTCCTTCTCATCCGGCGGGGCACCATCGAGGCCCCAGATGTGGTTGGCGAGTATGCCGCGTGTCCAGCCATTTGATTGCTTGAGCGCCACTGCGGTAGGCCCCAGGCCCCATTGCTCGTTACCAAGCAATTCATCACTGCCAGTCGGAATCAATAAAGCCGGACCCGCGCCAAGAATCCAACCACTGTCGGTGGGTTTGCTTGGGGAGAAGAAAAAGCTTTGCGTGATGTCCCCGGCACCCGATTTGTCCGCCGCGCCATTGGGGGCCAAGCCATGCTGGTCGATAAGAGGGAGGATGGTACGTGAGATGAGGTTCCAGTCCTCGTTCAGTTTGAAAGGCAGCACTGGCTGGATGTTGGTTACGCTGTGCATGCCCTCACCGGTGGGCCCTATTTTCTGATCCCAGTTGTACTGCACGGGCAGGCTGTACATTGCCGCTACAGGGTTGAGCGCTGCCTTGGCCAATTCAGCCGAGTCTTCGGCATGTGCACTACCAGACTGTACGACAAACATCATGACTGAAAAGCACGTGAGGTGTATTCGTTGCATGTGCCGTCTCTGCCGATAGGTACATTGTACGGGCTTGTGTTCGTGCCAGCTCTCAAATGAGATTGCAGTAGTGTAGATGAGGTTTGCGGGAGGGATTGTGAGCGTCCTCTCTTGGCCGACTTCTGCCTGTACCCACCGTCAGCTTTGGGTCGATAGCAGCCCTTCCAGACCCAATTAGGGAGTCACCTGACCATGGGTTCCTATAATGTCCTGATGAATTGGTCGGAGCACTGCGGTGGAAAAGCGCACTTTCATAGGGATGGTCGAGGCAGGTGAGCCGCTAATTAAACAGGCCATCGATGCCATGCGGCAGTACCACGAAGCTGAGGCCGCCGGGCAACCTGCCGAAGAGGTCGAGCGCCTGCGACTTTTGGCGGAGTCGCTATTCCAGGCGGTATCTGATTATCAGCTTCGGGTTATGGCCAAGGCACGCGGCAAGGATCTGCCTCCTCTCCACTAGACTGCTCACCGACAGGACTCCTGTGAGTAGCCACATGAAGGAAGAGTGGCGGTCGGCAGAACGCCGGATGCAGGCCGGAGCCCGTGGGGAGATTTTCGGGGGATGGTGAAAATTGGTTCTGCATAGTGCGGCACCGTTTGCAGCGAGCGCCCGCTCAATGCCCTGAATTTCAAGGCTTTTAGTACATCCCGCACGCATGGGGTGCAAGGGGTCGAGTGTTCGAATCACTCCGTCCCGACCAAAAATCCCTAAAAAATCCAGTCACTTTGCGGTGACTGGATTTTTTTATGGGTGGCGTCGCGCAAAACTTGCGCAAAATGAAATTTCGTCCCGGCACCGAATCAGCACTTCGCTCAATTGATCGGTGACTTTGATCTTCAGCCTCCCAGTGCCCAGCTCTCGTGC